TTTGTTTCATCTCCACATACACATCAATCTTCCCAATTGAAATCTTTGATAACTTTCTTTAATTTTCCTAGACATCTAATATTGTTGCTCAATGGATCAACAACGATAGGGTCAAAATCTGCATTCATTGGCTGTAACATGATTATCCCGTTTAGTTCCTTATATTTCTTGCAAGTGGCTGTATTGGTGTCTGTACAGAAACATCCAATAACACCATCATCTACTTTATTCACTTTCTCAAATACAAGAAGATCACCATCAGAGATGCCAGCATCTTTCATACTTTCACCGCTTGCATATTGTGCAAAGTATTTAGCTGACTTGCTCAAGCCTTTAGAAGGCACAGGAATCATATCAATGATATTGTCATCTACAAAGCCACCGTTTCCACAACAAATAGAGTCGTACAACGGTACTCTGATGTAATCAATATTCACGCTTCTGTATATTGCATCATCATGATTACCTTTTATTAAATAGTCCGTAGATACACCAAAGTAGTCAGCAAGTTTCTGAACTATCCCCATTTTTGGCTCGGTTCTGTTGATTTCCCATGATGAAACTGTTTTATCGCTCACGCCAACAATTTCACCAAGTTCCTTTTGGTCCATTCCTCTTTTTTCACGTAATTGTTTAACAATGGTACCGAATTGAGTTTTCATTTTTTAACACCTCTTTCCACTTCTATTATAATGCAAATTGTAGAACAAATAAAGCAATTTGAATTGAATATTCTACAAATTGCATATTTTTATTGACAATCTACAAAACGTAGGATAGAATAAGACGTGTAAGGAGGTGGCAAGATGATTTCAAGAATGAGGCTTGATGAAATTAGAAGAGCAAGAGGCTTTTCGCAAGAATACATGGCCGATAAATTGGGCTGCCACAGAAATACGTACGCAAAAATGGAAGAAAAGCCCCAAAATATTACCATGGAAGTAGCAGATAAGATAGCTACAGTGTTAAACGTTTCTATGAATGACATTATTTTTTTAGAGCCGAATCCACAAAACGTAGAATCAAAAGGAGAAACAGAATGGAAAAAGATGTAAATTTATTAGAAGAGTGGAGAAATTTGAATGATCTAGAAAACAATCTTTATCAGTTGGATGGACTTCTCAAGGGTTTCGTACCTCTTCTAACAAAAAACAAGGAAGCAATGCTTAATGCGTTAGAAGCGCTGCAAGATGTTGGAGGAAGCAAAGCGGTCACAGTAGAAGATTTATCAAAAAAGTTAAATCGTATTATCGAAGAATTAAACGATGATTCTTTATTGGCTTATTTGCTTCAAAAGGATCTAGCACCTTATAAAAGAAAAATTACCAAGAAACTAAGAGAGGAGGAAAAGAAATGAACGAATTACAAGTATTTAAAAATCAAGAGTTCGGTTCAGTAAGAACATTAGTCGTTAACGATGAACCTTGGTTCGTCGGAAAAGATGTGGCTGAGGCATTAGGATATTCCAATTCTAGAAATGCAGTGCCCAAACATGTAAGCAAGGAAGATAGTCTGCGTACCCAAATCGAGTACGCAGGTCAGAGAAGAGAAGTAACAATCATCAATGAATCTGGTCTCTATGCTTTAATCTTTGGAAGCAAATTGGAGTCTGCTCAGAAATTCAAACGTTGGGTAACATCTGAGGTGTTGCCAGCATTAAGAAAAACAGGGCAGTACCAAGTGAAGGAGTTAAGTGGTTCAGAATTAATGGCTAAGGCATTAATCGAGGCTCAAAGCGTTCTAGCTGCTAAAGACAAGCAGATTGAGCAGATGAAGCCAAAGGTGGTATTCGCTGATGCAGTAGCAACTAGCCATACATCTATCCTCGTTGGTGAACTTGCTAAAATCTTAAAACAGAACGGAATTGAAATGGGTCAGAAGCGTTTATTTGCATGGCTCAGAGAAAAAGGCTATCTGATCAAGCGACAGGGCACTGATTACAATATGCCTACACAGAAGGCTATGGAACTAGGTCTCTTTGAAATCAAGGAAGGCTCTTACGTCAACGGCTCAGGAGTGAATATCACTACTAAGACACCTAAGATTACTGGCAAGGGTCAGCAGTATTTCATTAATAAGTTCCTTCAATAGGAGGTGATCATCATGGATGAATGGAGTATCAGCGTTGAGGAAGTCATGCAGATTACCCACAAAAGCCGTGACTTCATCATTAACGCAATCCAACAGGGCGTAATGCCTGGGTCAGTAGTAAAACATGACTCAGGTAAAAGAAGTACTTACATTCCACGTAAGGCTCTCTTTGATTACATGAACAATTACTATCCAGATCCTTCAGATAAGTTAATTGCAGCAGTGGTAGAGGAGCTCACTAAAAGAAAGACAATTGAATAAGTAGCTTTAGTCGCTCGTAGGCACCTAAGGCCAAAGAAGGCAAATAATATTATTGTAGAATGTTTTGTTTTCATTTTTTTGGAAATACCCTTCGTATGTGTATCTTACATTGAATATATCAATCCTTTTTAAATAATTTGTCTGTTGATCAAATAAATGCTTTCTTTGGCGCTAAGTGCTTATGAGCACAAAAAAAGAACACACGACAGCCATCGTGTGCTCTTAGAAAAAAATATCAAAATTACGTGCTAATTATAGCACAGAAAAGAGAGAAAAGAAAATGAAGAAACTAAACACGAAAGCTATTGCAGTGATTGCAATGAATGCTTTCTTCGCAATCGTATTAATTAGTGGGGTTATTACTGGAAATAATTGGAATTTGACAGGTGCAAAAGTATTAAGTGCGTTAAGCATATTTCTAAACATTATTTTTACAGAAGTTATTTTAGTCAAAGGAGACTAACTAAATGGATAAGATTAAAATCAATTCTCTTGAATTAGAGAATGTCAAAAGAATTAAGGCAGTACAGATTGAACCATCTGAAAATGGATTAACAATTATTGGTGGAAATAATAACAATGGAAAGACTTCTGTGTTGGATGCCATCACTTGGTGGCTTGGTGGCAACAAATACAAGCCATCAAAACCAACTAGAGAAGGAAGCTATGTTCCAGCATCTCTAAAAGTGACTCTTTCAAATGGTATTGTGGTTGAAAGAAAAGGAAAGAATTCAACCTTAAAGGTCACTGATCCAACAGGAATGAAAGCAGGTCAGAGCCTATTAGATTCATTTATTAGTGAGTTGGCTTTGAACCTTCCAAAGTTTATGAATAGTTCAGAAAAAGAAAAAGCTGACACATTACTTCATATTATCGGAATTGGTGACGAGTTAACAAAGTTAGATTTAAAAGAAAAGGCAGTCTATAATGACCGCTTAGCAATCGGAAGAATTGCTGATCAGAAATCGAAGCATGCTAAAGAGATGGTTCATTATGACAATGTTCCAGATAAGATTGTTTCAGCTTCTGAATTAATTGCTAAGCAGCAGGAAATGCTAGCGATTAATGGAAGCAATGAAAGAAAAAGAGCGTATTTGGCTGAGTGTAAATCTAAGTCAAAAGCCATTGAAGAAAAGATGGAAGACTTGGACAAGCAGTTAAAAGCGCTTAATGAAGAGTATTTGAAAGTTATCAAGGAAAGAGATAAAGCGACTGTTGAAGTTTCTAGTCTAGTAGACAATCCTACGGATGAAATTGAAAGAAGCATCAAGGAGATTGATGATATAAATATTAAAGTCCGTACGAACCTAGAAAAGAAAAAAGCAGAGCAAGAAGCCAATGACCTCAAAAAGGAATATGCTTCTAAGTCTCAGGAGTTAGAAGATATCAGAAAAGAAAAGGCTAGTTTATTAAATAATGCTGATCTTCCTCTTGAAGGATTAGGGATTGAAGATGGAAAAATCACCTATCTAAATCAGGAGTGGGATAACATGAGCGGAAGCCAACAGTTAAAAGTGGCAACTGCTATCTGCAGAAAAATCAATCCTAATTGTGGCTTTATCCTGTTGGATAAATTGGAGCAGATGGACATGAACACTCTTAAGGAATTTGGCACTTGGCTAAAATCCGAAGGCTTACAGGCTATTGCTACACGAGTAAGTACAGGTGACGAGTGTTCAATCATTATCGAAGACGGCTATGTCGCTAAAAACAATTTAGAAAAAGAAAAGAAAGAAGAAGTAAAAGAAGAGCCAAAAGCGGTTGCTAATTCTTGGGAAGGAGTGAAATGGTAATGAATTTTGAAATTACATCAGGCATAAATGATAAGCCTTTAAAAGTAGTAGTTTATGGACCTGAGGGCATTGGAAAGAGTACCTTTGCAGCGCAATTCCCAAACCCTCTATTCATTGACACTGAAGGATCTACAGACTTTATGAACGTGAGAAGACTTCCAAAGCCTACATCTTACGAGATGTTGAAGGAAGAAATCATCTATGCAGCTAAAAATAAATTATGTAAAACATTAGTCATTGATTCTATTGACTGGGGAGAAAGATTAATTATTGATCACATCTGTCAAAAGGCCGGTCTAAAAGGAATTGAAGACTTTGGCTATGGAAACGGGTATGTATACCTCGAAGAAGAGGAGGGAAGATTTTTAAATTTACTCGAAGAAGCTAGAAGTATTGGAAATATGGCTATTGTTTTAACTGCGCATAGTCAGATTAGAAAATTTGAAGAGCCAAATCAGACAGGAAAATATGATAGATATGAGTTAAAGCTTGGCAAGAAAACAGGAGGCAAATCATCTGGATTAATCAGAGAATGGGCTGACATGGTTCTATTTGTCAACTATCAGACATTTGTGTCTGAAGTTGATAACAACGGCAAAGGTAAAGCAGTTGGCGGTAAAAGAATGATGTACACAACTCATAAGCCTTGTTGGGATGCAAAGAACCGTCATGGATTGCCTGAAGAATGCGAATTCAATTATGAAGTCATTAGACCTTTTGTTGAAAAAAGTCTGACAGGAAATCAGTTTGAACAAGTTCATAGCGTGCAGCCTATGAGCGCTTCTGCTATGGATGAAAAACTACAAACACAGGTAAATGTACCTGTTGAACCAAAAGAACCACAGATTAAAGAAAATAATCCTGTGAGTGCTATTGATTTTGAGTCTGAAGAGTATCTGAAAATTCCTAGCAAAGTAAGAGACTTGATGAAGTGTGACAGTATCTCAATTGAAAAATTAAAGGAAGTCATCTTCTTAAAGGGATTCTTCCCAAGAGACACTCCGATTGAAAATATGCCTAATGAATTCTGGGAATTCATCGCTAGCAATTGGAGCAACTTGAAAGACTTTATCACAGAAACAGAAATGCAATTCTAATTTAAAAAGGAGATTAAGAAATGGATAACAATTTTAATAACTACAATCAAAACAACTTCAATCAGAACGGATTCAACCAAGCACCTCAAAATGATGGCGCTATGGGTTGGGATGATGAAATCACAGCCGAAGCCAAAGAATACACATTATTGCCTGTTGGAACTTATCAATTCATCATTAAAGATAATTTTGTTAGATCTAAAACATCAGGTAATGGAAAACTCCCTGTGTGTAATAAGGCAGACATCACATTAACAATCAACTATGAAGGAAAAGAAGTAAAAGTGACTACTTCATTAATTCTTCACAAATCACTTGAGTGGAAGATTTCTCAATTCTTTGAATGTATTGGGATGAAACAGAAAGGAGTTCCGTTCCGTCCTGACTGGAACGGAATTATTGGAAAAACAGGAACAGTTAAAATCTCTCATAGAGAATATAATGATGCAATCTACAATAATGTAAAAGAATTCGTGATCAATGATAATGCTCCAGCACCTTCTCAGCCACAGGCTTGGGGAAATAATAGCTGGAAATAATGCAGTTAAGAGATTATCAACAAAAGGCTCATGATGCCATATTCACAGAGTGGGAAGAGAAGGGAACTCAAAGAACCCTTCTCGTTCTTCCCACTGGCTGTGGAAAAACAATAGTGTTCGCAAAAGTGGCTGAGGATTGTGTTAAAAGAGGAGATAAGGTTCTTATTTTAGCACATAGAGGCGAACTGCTAGAACAGGCATCTGACAAAATTAAGAAAGTGACAGGACTTGGCTGTGCAGTCGAAAAAGCTGAACAGACTTGTATTGGCAATTGGTTTCGAATCGTTACTGGAAGTGTTCAAACACTACAGAGCGATAAAAGATTGTCTAAATTTTCAAGAGATTATTTTGACACAATAATTATAGATGAGGCTCATCACGTTTTAAGTAATGGCTACCAGAAAGTACTAGAGTATTTCAACAGTGCGAAAGTTCTTGGAGTAACTGCTACTCCTGACAGGGGAGACATGAAGAATTTAGGCTCTTACTTTCAGACATTGGCATATGAATACACTTTACCAGAAGCGATAAAAAGTGGATATCTAGTTCCAATTAAGGCATTGACTATACCACTGACTTTGGATTTATCGAGCGTTTCAATGAGCGCTGGAGACTTCAAGGCAAGTGATATTGGTAGCGCACTAGATCCGTATCTTGAAGGGATTGCCAGTGAAATGGAAAAGTACTGCAAGAATAGAAAAACAGTTGTATTTCTTCCACTGATTTCAACATCTCAAAAGTTTGTTGAAATTTTAAATAAACATGGTTTCAAAGCCACAGAAGTAAATGGCAATTCAAAAGATAGAAATGAGATTACAAAAGACTTTGCAGAAAATAAATACAATGTCCTTTGCAACTCTATGTTATTAACAGAAGGATGGGATTGTCCTGACGTTGATTGTGTCATTGTATTAAGGCCAACAAAAGTAAGAAGTCTTTATTCTCAGATGGTTGGAAGAGGAACAAGGCTATCACCTCAAACAGGAAAAAAAGATTTACTTTTATTAGATTTTCTTTGGCACAGTGAAAGACATGAATTATGTCATCCAGCCTCACTTATCTGTAATAGTGATGAAGTCGCTAGAAAAATGACTAAGAACTTAGAAGAAAATGTTGGAGTTGAGATGGATATTCAAGAGGTTGAAGAAGAAGCCTTGAAGGATGTCCAAGAAGAAAGAGAAAAAGCACTTGCTGATCAGCTAGAAGAAATGAGAAAACGCAAGAAGAAGCTAGTGGACCCTTTGCAGTATGCAATGAGCATACAGGCTGAAGACTTGCAGAATTACATTCCTTCTTTTGGTTGGGAGTGTGCTCCAGCCAATGAAAAGCAATTAAAATATTTAGAAGCACATGGAATTGAGTCAAATGAAGTTCCTAATGCTGGATATGCTTCAATGCTGATTGACAGGTTGAAGTTAAGAAGTAAAGAAGGACTTGCAACTCCAAAACAGGTAAGATTCCTCGAAAGAAGAGGATTCAGAAATGTTGGAACTTGGAAGTTCAAGGATGCTAGTTCTATGATTTCTAGAATTTCCGCAAATAACTGGAGACTTCCAAAAGGAGTACAAGCTTCTACTTATAAGCCAGAAGGAGTTGAATAAGAATGAAACAATACAATCTATTAGAGCTGCTTGACTATATCAACCCTTCTGAACTTTCCTATCAGGAATGGACTAATGTTGGAATGGCTCTCAAGCATGAGGGCTATGAAGCAAGTGACTGGGATTCCTGGAGTGCTCAGGATTCAGAAAGATATAAAAGAGGAGAGTGCTTTACAAAATGGAATTCCTTCAATGAAACGGCAGGGGATATTGTCACAGGCGGAACAATCTTTGATTATGCTAAAAGAGGTGGTTTCGTTCCTCCAAAAAAAATAGATCCTAATGAGGGCGTTCTTGATTGGGAAGATGAAATTGGCAACATTATAGACAAGGACTCTATAGATAGTATTGAGTTACATGAGCCTAGTGATTCAAGTTGGAATCCAGCTAATGAGTTAATTAGATATTTAACTACTCTATTCGACACAGACGAGTATGTTGGCTTTGTAGTTTCCTCAATAGAAAACGAAAAAGGGAAGTTCATTCCTGGAAACCGTGGAAACTTCAGAATGACAGCAGGGCAGATTGTTGAAGGGCTTCACTCGTGCAATGGTGATATTGGAGCCGTTATTGGAGACTACAATCAAGCAGCAGGTGCATGGATTCGATTCAATCCGCTAAATGGCGAAGGTGTCAGAAATACTGACATAGCATCATTCAAATACGCTCTCGTAGAATCTGATAGCTTAGATATCGGAAAGCAGTTGTCTATTATCCATCAGTTAGAACTGCCTGTTGCAGCAGTAGTCTACAGTGGCGCTAAATCAATACACGCTATTGTCAAGGTTGATGCTTCAGACAATAAAGAATATAGAGAACGCGTAAGTTACTTATATAAGATATGCGATAAGAACGGCTTAGAAGTTGACAGTCAGAATAAGAATCCATCAAGACTTTCACGAATGCCTGGATGCATTCGTGGTGATCATAAACAGTTCATTATTGAAACCAACACAGGAAAAGAGACTTGGTCAGACTGGGTTGAATGGGTTGAGTCCATGAATGACGATTTACCCGATGAAGAAAATCTGGCTGATGTATTATTCAATCTTCCTGATTATGCAGAAGAATTAATTGAAGGGATTTTAAGACAAGGTCACAAAATGCTACTTGTCGGCCCTTCAAAGAGTGGTAAGTCATTCTCATTAATTGAATTATGTATCGCAATCGCAGAAGGTTCTAAATGGATGGGAAGACAATGCAAACAGGGAGATGTGTTATATGTCAATTTCGAATTGGATAGAGCTTCGTGCCTTCACAGATTCAAAGATGTCTATCAGACTTTAGGATTGACTCCCAACAATGCAAATAGAATCTTTGTGTGGAACTTGAGAGGGAAGACTCCTGCATTAGATCAGTTAGTGCCAAAGCTGATCAGACGAGCAGAAAAGAAAAAGTATATTGCTGTAGTAATTGACCCGATTTATAAAGTCATTACTGGTGACGAAAACAGTGCTAGTGAAATGGCTAAGTTCTGTAATCAGTTTGACAAGATAGCAGACGCTCTTGGTGCTTCTGTCATATATGCACATCATCATTCAAAGGGTGCACAGGGTGGTAAGAAGTCAATGGACCGTGCGAGTGGTTCAGGAGTCTTTGCAAGAGACCCTGATGCACTGCTAGATATGATTGAATTGGATATGAATAAAGAAGTTAAGGAACACTTTATTAATGAAGCAAGAGTTGAAGCAATGCATGCTGTACTTGATAAGTATGTACCTAAATGGAGAACTTACATCTATCAGACTAAGAAAACAGATGATCATGATTTTGAAGCAATGAATGATTACTGTGCTGAAATGCTTGGATTCGAACAGATGAACGAATTGCAGTATCTGACAGAATTAAAAGTTGATGCAGCTAAACACATTACTGCCCTTCAAATCTCTGGAACTCTCAGAGAGTTCGCCACTTTCGACCCTATCAACTGCTTCTTTAAATATCCTGTTCACTTCTTGGATAATGGCAACTTGCTAAAAGGGTGCCGTCCTGAAGGTTCAAAGAAAAAGTCTAAGTTTGAAAAGATGAACGAGACTAATAAAAAGAAACAGGATGAAAATATTGAATTATTCTTAAATGCTTTTGAACAGTTAAATCATGATGGACAAGTTACTGTAAAAGAACTAGCTGAAAGTGGGTTGATGATGGGAAAGACATACTCAAGTTTAAGTAAGATAATCCCTAGATGGATAAATAAAGGTTCTTTAGAAGGCTTTGAATATCTAAGAGGAACTATCAAAAAGATAGATTCGAACATGTAACTCGAACACTATATATATATATATATATTCGAGTTTCACTATTGCTAATTGAAAATACGAATATAGGGGAGTTGTGAAACTCTCCCCTATATGTATTTCCATTATCAAGTAAATAGTGATTTTTGAAAGAATTGAGGTATAAACAATGCAGTTTTTTATAAAGATGATTCCTCCGACAATTACTGCGCAGGAACACAGGATTGGAAGGTATGGAGTATATAAAAGTCCTGAACAGAAACAGGCATATGTTAAATTAAGAGATGCAATCGCACCTTATGCTCCTAGTGTTCCGATTGATCACGCTTGCCAGTTAATTGTTAAATGGTGCTTTCCTTTAAACAAAAGTCACAAAGTGGATGGTGAGTATAAATACACAAAGCCTGATACTGATAATTTGAATAAGATGTTAAAAGACATTTTAGAAGAGTTAGGCTTCTACACTAATGACTCAAGAGTGGCTTCCGAAGTGATTGAAAAATTTTGGAGCGCCGTTCCAGGAATCTATATTTCATTAGAGGAATTATGAAATACGTATATAAGAAAGTCGATTATTACTCTATGCAGCAGCTAATGGATTTAATCGAGCAATATAAAAATAAATATCAAGTTATAGGATATGAAGCATATGCACAAGAGCAGTATGCAGTGCTTACTTTATATCCTAAGAAAGAGGAGAAAAACAAATGGAAAAATTATATCTGGTAAAGTTAGGAAAATTATATGTAACTAATACATCAAGTGATTCAGTCAATTTAAAGGAAAGTGCAGAAAAGGCAAAAGTATTCACTGATGAATTAGAAGCTGAAACTTTAGCTAATATTCTAGGCGCTCAGTTGATCACATTCGTATTGGAGGGCTAAAGAATGTTTAAAGAAATCGGAAGATTAGTGGAATTATTAAAATATCCACAAAGCATAATTTTAGGATTGGATAAGGTGGCACACGTAAATGGTGATGATCTAACTCTCACTATTACTTCAGAGGAATGCGCTGAGTTAATCCAAGCCATCACAAAAATAAAGAGATATGGCTTTCATGATGAATATGAAGAAAACTTACACGAGGAAGTGGCTGATGTGCTTATCTGTATCACAGAGTTATTGTGCTTAGGCTATTTAGATATTGATAAAGTCAAAGACTATCAAAAATTGAAAATCAATAGAGAGATAGAAAGAGCAATCCAGAAAGAAGAAGAATTGCGAAAAGAGAAAGAAGAAAAATTGCAGAAGGGAGAAGACATAAAAACATGGAACTTGTGAGTGATGAAAAACTAGAAGCAGTCGCTGACTTCTTGGCAGATGATGAAGTGTTTGGAATTGCTCCATGTTCGCATTTTAATAATTCTCTAAAAAGAAATAGAGTTAACGTTTCTTGTGATATTGGGGACTGCGACGGAGACTGTCCATTCTATTCAAAAGAGAACTTTATCAAGTGGATTAAAAAACCAGACAGTAAGTATGATGTTGAAGCTCTAAAGAAACCTAAGGAAGAAGACTTCATTGGATATGACCCTAGAAAAGATACGTTTGCTTTGAGTGATGAATACATCACAGCATTAGAAAAATACTGCAATGACTTAGAAAGCGCTCTAGCAGACACTGAATATGATTTAGAAACTGCTGAATGTGTGAATAGAGAACTACTCAACAGATTAAAACAGATTAGAGGTGTTCTTGATGGGGCGTATTGAAATAGATGAAGAGAAATTGAGACGTTTCGTTAATGCGTCTTTATTTACTTGTATGGATTTGAATTATCATCTTTTTAAGTATAAGAGTTGTATCATTAGGTGTCAGGACTGTCCTTTGACTACTGTTGAAAGCACTATAGAATGGCTGAAGGAGGAAAGCCATGACAATGATTGAAACTGATAAAGAACATTTTAAACAAATAAACATTTATCTTGTAGATGGATCTAGATATGTAATTAACCCTTTAGATGATGGGTTAGTTAAATATGTAAAAGGAAATTTTTACGCAGGGTATAACATCGGTATCTCAAAAAATGAAGCAAAATCAATTAGTCATGAGTGGTTTTTTGAAGGCAGAGTAATCAGAAGACAACACATTGATAATATCGGTGTAACAGGAAGTAATATTATCTCTATTGAATTTTTGGAATGTAAGGAGTGATTATATGGACAAAAAGAGTTTAAAAGAAATCACATATTCAAGTGAGTATGTGGCTGAACTAGAAAATAAGATAGAATATTTAAAAGAAGAAAACGCAGAACTAAAACATAAATATTTTATTTCAGAATGTGAAATTCATCATCTTGAAATGTATAAAGAAGCGTTAAAAATGGCAATTACAAACGCTTTAATCATTGGTGGGTATGATTTTTGGGAAAAAGCTGCATCAGAATACGGCTTACAGCAACTTTATAGTAGAAGCATCTATAGAAACGCGCCAAACATCCATAAAGGTGTCTTAGAGTTCTATCTTTCATTAGTTGCGGATTCAAAAAATAAAAGAGAACGAGGTGAGCAATAATGATTAACGCAGAAAAGTACCGAGACGAAATATTGGCGGTGACAAATAAACACGAATATTTTGCGCTTAAGGCAGACAATCCAACTGTAATTACAAGATGCAATGATGTGGAGCAATGTCGTGGGTGTTTGTTTGATAACGGTACGTGTTCTTCCGCGAAAATGAAATGGCTCTTATCAGAATACAAAGAGCCTATTAAGCTGAGCAAAGTAGAATATGAAATCTTAAGATATTTATATAAAAGAGATTATAGATACATCACAAGAGAAAAAAGTGAGCGCGTGATTGCGTTTAAAGGACGTCCTCATAAGAGAGACTATGATGTTTGGAATACTATCAGTGGTGAAAAAATAGGGTATCTAGATTTATATGATTTTAGTAATCTGTTTCAATTTACAAATTGGGAAGACTCAGAACCCACATTAATTCAAGGGGTTTTGAATAACTGTGAGGTGGTTGAGAGTGATTTATAAAGAAATATTAGATATGGTATCAGATTCAGCATATAACAAATTCATTCACGGCCTTGATTATGACGGATTGAAAAGTACGATTGTCGAATGTGCAACCAAAATTTACATTGCACAGATGCAGCTTGAAAAAGAGAAGCTGCAAGAAGAATATGATGATCTTTATGAAGGGCATGACAAACTTTCTTATGATTGGGCACAATTAAAGAAAGAAAATAGAGAACTTAACAAAAAATACAATGAACTTCTTGAAGATTTTAACAGAATTAACAGCGAACCTCTTCTAAGAAAAATGACTATTGCTGAACTGAAGGAAAGGGGATTTTTAAGAAATGAGAGTAAATGAAGTGTTGACAAGAGTTGATGAAGATGAACTCTTTGACATCAGATGTAAAAGTTGGAATTTTTGTATACAAGGAACAAAATGGGAAATCACTCATAGTGACACATTCATGGATAACCATTTTGGAGATATGTTAGTAACTCATATTGAAGTAAATGATTTGCCAAGAGGTCACGCAATCATGCTATTGGTTGATTAAGAAGGAGTTCATAAGATGATATTTGTGTTCATTACGTTCATGATCATTCTTTGGATGATTATGATGTCTGGTTAAAGGAGATTGGATATGATGATTTGGATTATAATGATAGCAGCAGTGCTTATTTGGATTTTGATGACTGCATAATTCTCGGAGGTGTATGAATGACTACAGAAGAAACTAAACAGTATTTGAAAAACTACAAGAACATGATGCATAGAATAGAATATATTGATAACAAGCTAATCAATGTTAAATCAATACCTTATGATGATTCTTCAGTAGGATCATACGCAGAGCCAAAAACAAATAACGATTACATCATGATGAAGGATAAGTATCTTAAAGAAATGAGCAGTATAAGAGCATCGGTTGAAAGCATAGAAGATATGACTCTAAGAGATGTGTTGTTCTATCGATACATAGAATGCTTAGAGATATATGATATTGCTGATATCATGGAGTGTTCTAATACATCTGTATTTGCTTATCTGCGTGATGCGATTAAAGAACTTTCAATTATTCTTGATTAATTCTTATTAAACTGTATTAATCTGCATTAATCAGAAGCGCACAGCACTTAAAAGGGTGCTAGTATGGTATTAGACAGAAATATATATAAGAGGGCCAGGCTAAACAGTTTGGTCCTTTTTACATTAAGAATCATTAAGGAGGTGTATTAGTTGTATGACAGAAAAACAGAGACTGTTTGCAGATGAGTATCTGAAAGATCTAAATGGGACGCGTGCCTATAAAACGATATACACTACTATCAAGAATGATAATGTTGCAGCAGTAAGAGCAAATACACTTCTTAAGCAGAAAGATATTTCTGATTATATAAGCAAAAGACTTGAAGAAATTCATAATGAGAACACGGCTGACATCCAGGAAGTGATGGAGTATCTTACATCTGTTCTTAGAGGAGAATCAGCCTCAGCGGTATTAATGATGAGTGGCAATGGTATGCAGAAGGTCACTGAGAAGCCTCCGGATGAGAAGGAAAGGCTTAAAGCTGCAGAGCTTCTTGGAAAGAGATTCGGCATGTTCAAAGATAATGTCGATATTACATCGAACGGCAAGACAGTAATCGTGGATGATATAGATGAATAAGGTTAGTTTGAAATCTACCATTGGTCCGGCTTTCTATGAAGTTCATAAGCATGTGAAAAACAATGACTACACGCATTATTGGCTAAAAGGTGGACGTGGTTCTTTAAAATCTTCTTTCATTGGCACAGAGATTCCTTTAGGGATTATGAGAGATGCGAAGCGTGGTGTAATGAGTAATGCCGTTGTTATCAGACGTGTAAAGGACACTTTAAGGGGTTCAGTCTATGAACAGATTAAGTGGGGCATATTCATGCTGAAGGCTGAAGAAGATTGGGACATACCTGAATCTAAGTTACAGATGACATACAGACCGACAGGACAACAGATAATATTCAAAGGTGCTGACAATCCTAAGAAGTTGAAATCTATCAAGGTGTTTGTCGGCTATGTTAAATACGTATGGTATGAAGAATGCGACGAATTCGAAACATACGATAAAATAACCAATATCAATCAGTCACTTCTTCGTGGTGGACATGAGTATTGTGTCTTTTATTCTTTCAACCCTCCTGAATCACAACGTAATTGGTGCAATAGGCAAGTTCTAGTAAAAAGGGATGATACATATGTCTCTCACACAACTTACTTACAGGCACCACCTCAGTGGCTTGGGGAGCAGTTTCTAATTGAAGCCAACCACATGAAGGAGACAAAGCCTGATAAGTATAGGCATGACTATCTAGGTGAGGTAACCGGTACAGGTAGTGAGGTTTTCACTAACCTCGATATACGTGAGATAACCGACGAAGAAATACAGGTATTCGATAGATTAAAAAACGGATTGGACTTTGGTTATGCTGGTGACCCATTAGCATATGTCAAAGCAAACTATGACAAGACGCGCAGGCGTCTTTTTATTTTTGGTGAAGTATATGGAACTAGACTATCAAATGCCAAGGCCGTGAAACTCATAAAAGAGATTAACCCACTCAATAAGCTAGTCACTGCCGATTCAGCTGAACCAAGAACCATTAATGAATTCAAGTTATTAGGTCTCAATATCATCGGTGCAAAGAAAGGCGCTGACAGTGTAGACAATGGAATAAAGTTCCTTCAGGACCTAGATAAGATAATTATAGATCCTGTTAGATGCCCCAATGCTGCACGTGAATTCAATGACTATGAAATTGAAATGGATAGAGACGGCAACCTTAGAGGGGACTTCCCCGACAGAAACAACCACACTATAGATGCGGTTAGATATGCTATAGAAAATGAAATCCTTATGAAGAAGGCAAGAGCAGGAAAGAGGAGATTTTAAAAGATGTATTATACTTTCACGATTCCACGAGAAAAATTCGACGAGACAAACATAGACAGAAGCATGATCCTTCGTCTCATTAGTAAGCATTATAGTATTCGTGCTCCTGAGATATTGAAGAATGTCGGCTATTACTTTGGTAAGCATGCCATCATGAACAGGAAAAAGAAGTTCAAGAACCAGCCGAATAATAAGATCATGGTAAACCACGCTAAAGATATATCAGATACAGCAACAGGCTATTTTCTTTCAAACCCTATCACATTCAAGAAGAATACAGAAGACGGCAATATTGACAAGCTTACAGGTGCATTTGTTGATGCTGAAACAGATGATACAGATTCATGTAATGCTATCAATATGTCACGTGCTGGTGTCGCTTATGAGTATGTTTACTTATGTGAGCATGAAAGCAAGCTGATGACCAAGACACTTGACCCATTGTCAACGTTCAAGGTTTTTGATGCCTCAATTGAGCAGCATGAACTATTCAGCGTTTATTATTCGATTGAAAAAGATGATTCTACTGACAGGTTCAATATCATTGCGACAGTTACAAGTGAGAACTATGTCACAAGAATCGGAATCACATGCAATGAGGAATTCGAAAAAGGCGAGTTTTCAGAACTAGGTGAGCCTTACCAACATTTCTTAGGTGAGGACCCTATCATTGAATATAGAAACAACATGGACTGCATTGGAGACTATGAACAGCAGATTTCTCTGATTGATGCATACAATACATTATGCTCTGACAGAATCAACGATAAGGAGCAGTTCATTGACGCAGTGCTTGTTGTCTATGGCGCTCTTTTAGGTGATGACGATGAAGAAGCAACAAAAGCGCTCCAGGCTATCCGTAAGAATGGAGTTATGGAACTTCCTAGTGATGCACGCTCTGAATATCTGACTAGAACATTTGACGAGAATGCGGTGGAAACACTCAAGCGTTCAATAAAGGAAGATATCTATTCACTTTCTCACGTTCCTAATCTGACAGATGAAAACTTTGCTGGCAACAGTTCAGGCATTGCCATTCAATATAAGCTTCTAGCCCTTGAGACCCTCACCAAGACAAAAGAGAGATATTACAAGAAAGGGCTTAAAAAGCGTATAAGAATGTTCTGTACTTACCTCAATCTAAAGGCGATTGCTGCTGATCAGTCAATGATTGAGCCTGTATTTACAAGAGGATTACCACAGAACCGTCTTGAATTATCACAGATTATTGCGAATCTTAAAGGTGTTGTATCAACTAAGACACTTCTTGCACTTCTTGACTTTGTTTCAAATGTTGATGATGAAATGAAAGAAGTCAAGAAAGAAAAACAGGAAGCACTTGAAACACAGAAGCAGTTATTTGATACCGAAAATCAGAATACTCCTCCAGAAGATGAAGAAGAAACAGATGATCACAAGGAAGATGGTAATAATGATGATGACAAAGACAAGGAATAATAGTGCTCTGTTATGACTAACATCAAAAACATAAAGTACTGGGAGATGCGAGAAGCAAGGAACATGTACAAGGATATGCAGTTGGCTGAGGACTGCGCCAAAGAGTTGAGCGTAATCTATAGCAAGGCTGCAATCTACACTGCCAAACAGATTGAGGGAATATTCAATAGATTCGCTTCAAAACATCATCTGACAAGAGACGAGGCTATTAATCTTCTTTCAGAGGCTGACAGCAGAAATTTCGAAAAACTGCTTGAAGCATACAAGAATAAGACAGGCGCCCAAAAAAGAGAGGTACTAGCAGAATTGGAAGCCCCAGCATACAAGAACCGTATGAAGAGGCTTGATGATATTAACAAGTCAATTAATAAGCTGATTAATGCCATTGCATCCAAGGAAAGAGATGCCATAGGGAAGACAATGCGACAGGTCTATGAAAGCAGTTATCACCATGCAGTATATGAAGCTGCAAGAATGAGTGGTCTAGATCTTCAGACAGGCCCTATTGATGAAGGTGCTCTTGAAACCATTCTGAAAAAGAAATGGTCAGGTCAGAACTATTCCGAAAGAGTATGGAACAATACTCAGAAGGTCGCTGATTCATTAAAAGAGGAACTCATGATAGGAGCCCTCACAGGAAAGACAGAGAAGGAAATGACCGACTCAATCAACGAACAGTTCTTATCAGGCAGAAATAAAGCTAGAAGACTTGTAAGAACCGAATCATCATACATTCACAATGAGGCGCACTTCCAGGCTTACAAGGATTATGGCATAGAGGAGTATAGATTTGTTGCAACACTAGACCTTAGAACGTCCCAAATTTGCCGTGAGAGAGACGGAAGTGTATACAGGGTGAATGATAAGAAGATAGGTGTAAACGCCCCTCCAATGCACCCATGGTGCCGTTCTACAACTATTATGAATCTTGACGATGAAACTATGCATAATCTAGAAAGATTTGCTAGAGACCCTGTCACAGGTGAAAGAATGAAGGTTCCAGCAGATGAGACTTATAAAGAATGGCATAAAAGAATGGTTGAAAAGCATGGTGCTGAAGCAATTAATACTGCTGAGAAGTCAGCTAAGAATTATTCTAGAGATAAGATTCAGTACCAAAATTACTGCAATGTTCTTGGAAGCAAGTTAGTTCCTGGTTCATTAGAAAAGTTTCAGGAAGTAAAATATGGCAATAAGATCCAGTGGAATGATTTAAAGTATAAATTCAGGACAGTGAATCGTTATAAAACAGACTATGGTAAAGTCGATGCTGAAACGATTCTAGAACTAGATAAAGAAGCCCTTACTGCAAAAGACGAATATATGACAACCAAAGCAGGAAGAGGAAATGTTGCTTCAATGAAAATTGGTGATGATATATATATTGCTTCAAGCCAAATTTCAAAAGTATCTGACTCTAATTATTTGAATTATAAAGGAGAAAAATCAAAATTAATTTTATCGCCTGATAATGCCAGATTGACGCCTCATTTAAAAACAGTTCCATATAAGGGACACGAGGGCGAATATTCTAGAGATGTCGATACAGAATATAAGTTTTTTGAATATATTTATGACAAAATTTTAAAAGGAGAATTAAAAAATCAAGAAATTTTCATCTTATCTCAAAAAAGCATGTGTTTTAGCTGTGATTCAGTTTATAATGAACTTGTAAACAAGAAAGAAGTTATAGATGCAAACATCAAAATAAATGTTGTATCTGGGAAAAATAACAAATTATGGGATTATAGAAATTACAAAACCGATGCATTAAACAATATTAAAAAGAGGGTGAAAAAATGAGCGAATATTCTGATTTTAAACATGACTTTAGGACGGATTATGAAACCGGGGATCAATCACGAGGGATGTTCCATCTTGATGACTTAGGGCCTTCTTTTCAAGGTGACCCGATGTTTGCTTTGCGTGTTTCATTAGCTTTAGCAACTATAGAAGCAGAATTATATCCTACACTTAACGATGGAGTAAACTATATGTTTTATCATACTTATGAGAACATAGACAGGATTGTTGTAGGGGTGCACGTTGAAACACAGGAAGAATTGGATGAAATGAAGCGTGATAGAGATTTTGTACTTAATTCAGGCAAACTTGATTATGAAGATGCCTTTAGAGACGAAATGAATAAAAAGGAATAATGAAATATGGCAAGAGATGATTATCATGTAATTGTTTATCAGATTCTATCCTACCTGTATATGCAGCTAAAGCAAGGGAAGGATATTGATGCATCACTCATAAGACATGACAGTAAATATCTGCAGATCAACAGAAAGTACTGGACTTATGTCATTGTGAATCTGTTGAATGATGGATATATCAGTGGGATAGTAATTGACCAGGATATAGACGAAAACATAGATATATACAATCTTGATAAGTGTGAGATTACACCAAAAGGCATAGAATACCTTACTGATAATTCAACTATTGAAAAAGCCAAGAGATTCATGAAGGACCTGAAAGACATAATACCGTTCGTATAAGCCGACTATATCTAGTCGGTTTTTATTTTGCCCAATTTCAAGAAAGGAGAACCATATGGCTGAAGGATTGAAACCACATCATCATCAGTACTTCGAGTATGACTGTAAAAGTCATTTTGACAGCCGTAGGCACGTGATTGTCAAGAAGGTGACATATATGTGCATGATATGCGGAAAACTCTCTCACGAGACATATGAGGAGTACTGCCCGCCTCCCAAGGAAAGAAAACCTAAAGCACTGATGAAATACAGAAGCAGACAGAAGAGCGTTTAGATGTTCTTCTTTTTTTCTGTCTGTCCATAACTTGCATATGACATTAAAAGGTGCATGGATATAACAGTCATACGGACTATAAACGGAGGTATTTAATTATGGAATACGTTAAGAATATGATGCCTTTGAACCTTCAGCTTTTTGCAGAAGAAGGGGAAGAAGGGACAGGCGATGAAGGGAATCCCGATAATGCGCAGTCAGGTGAACCAGAAGATGATAAATCTAAAGTGACAACACTCACAGAGGATGATGTAAACAGAATCGTCAAACAGAGACTTGCCCGTGAAAAAAAGAAGTGGGAGAAGGATCATACAGAAGCCGAAAGACTTCAAAAAATGACAGATGATGAAAAGAAGCAGTATGAGGAAGACAAGAGAAAAGAAGACCTTGACAACAGAGAGGCAGCAATTACTCGTAGAGAACTGACTGCAGTTGCCAAGGAACAGCTTAATGCTGCAGGAGTTCCAGCAGACATGGCTGATTTCATTGACTACACTGATGCTGATTCCGTAAATGAATCTGTCAAAAGACTCTCTAAAGCATTCAAGGGAGCAGTTCAGCAGTCTGTTGATGAACGATTAAAAGGGAAAGCACCTTTAGACAAGGCAAAAAACAATGTATTGACTGCTGAAGAAGAGAATGCAAGAAAGGCATTCGCGAATGCACTTAAATTTTAGAAAAGAGGTATAGAACATGGCAATTAACACATTACAGTATTCAACTATTTTTCAGACTGAATTAGATAAACAGATGGAGCATCTCACTCTTACATCATGGATGGATGCCAATGCCGGACAGATTAAGTATGACGGTGGTGCAGAGGTAAAAATCCCTAAGATGTCATTAGTTGGCTTAGGAGACTATAACAGAGATGAAGGATATAAACAGGGTGCTGTCACTCTTGAATATGAAACACTCAAAATGACACAGGACCGTGGAAGAAAGTTCCTTCTTGATGCAATGGATGTGAACGAAACCAATTTCGTTGCATCTGCTGGCACTGTCATGGGAGAATTCCAGCGTTTACATGTTGCCCCTGAAGTCGATGCTTACCGTATTTCTAAGGTTGTTTCTGATGTTACAGCAAAGAAATCAGCAAACATCCTAACAACTGCATTGACTGAACAGAATATTCTTTCTGAATTAGAAAAGGCAGCGGATACTATCCGTGATAAAGGATATCAGGGCGATATCATCTGTCATATTACATATGATACTTTAAGATTATTAAAGGAAAAGATGGTAAACAGCAACCTTACATCAGGTAAATTAACTATTGGAAATATCACATTAGACATCTATAAGCTTGATGAAATCACATTCATTCCTACACCAAAGAACAGAATGTATTCAGCTATCAAGGTTGATGCTGGAGCAACAAAAGACGCAGGTGGATATACAAAGGGTGAAACTGCTAAGAATGTAAACTTCCTAATGGCGCCAATCAACAGTGTTATCGGCGTTACTAAACAGGACAAGACAAGAGTATTTGACCCTGATACTAACCAGGATGCAAATGCTTGGCAGATTGATTACAGAAGATATCATGACTGCTGGGAAAAGGACAACATGCTTGACCTAATCATTGCTAACGTCTCAGCTGACGCATAATGATCATTGTAAAAAGAATCAACGTTGAAAGAGTCATCCACGAGGATGACCTTCAGCGTTATACTGAACAGGGATATCGTGTCATTGAAAACAAGAAGAACGATGAAGATACTCCTGTAGAAAATACAGAAGTGACAGACCTCAACGATATGACTGTTGACCAGTTAAAGACTATTGCAAAGGAAAAGGGCGTTAGCGGATATTCTAGTCTTGTTAAAAAGGAATTGGTCGCAGTTCTCACAAAGATGCAGGAGGAATAATCTATGGATCTAGTTGGGATTGTTGCTGAAAGAACGGGAATGAGTCAAAGCCGTGCAAGAATCTATGTTGATATGGCAAAACAGCGTGCTCTAGCACATACCAACCGCACTGTATACATCACTGCAATGGATTTCTGTGTGGCTGATCTAGCATGTGCCATGTACTTCAGAGAGGGCATGGTGGGAGAATCATCACACTCAGAAGGTGGCATAACATCTACTTTTCAGTCTTCCACTTTTGAAGATATTCTCTCAACTCTCAACAACTTGAGACTGATTCGTGCAGGAGGAATCGTTCACGAAAAGAAGCCTGAGGGGAACCAATGAGACTTTCAGCGCTTAAGAACTATCCTGTATATGAGCCTGTCATCGAAAAGGACGGCGAAGGTGTCACTACTGAAAAGTGGATCAAGAGAAAATCAATGCTTCTTGAGATATGGCCTGCATCCGGTAAGTTACAGGCTGAAATGTATGGGGAGAGACTGAACTACATTCTTAATATGATTCTTCCTAAGAATTTGGATGATGATTTCAGACCCACTGAAAAGTGGGGAGTGAATGTCTATAATCAGTCAATTGATGAACCGGATTACAGAATCATCAGCATGAAGGAATATAACAGGCACTACCTCTTTGAATTGGAGAAGATTATTAAATGAGTCTCAATGGTGCTAATGAATTATTTAGAACGCTTCGCGCTATAGATGCAGTACTTGAGAATCCTGAACAGGTTCTTGGAAAGGCTGCGGAAACTATAAGAAGTGGGTGCGTGCTTGAATGTCCTGTTAATGATGGTGCATTAAGAAACTCAATCAAGACACGTGTTGAAGGCGACAAGGGATATGTTTATACAAATAAGGCATATGCTCAATATGTCGAATTCGGAACAGGTCGAAAAGGTGCTGCAGACCATTCTGGAATATCTCCATACGCAAATCCATCTTACACTATGAAGCCTTGGTGGATTCCGGAAGATAAGCTATCAGACAGCGCGATAAAACATTACCATTGGGTAGTCATTGAGATTGATGGTAAGAGATATTACAGGTCGGATGGACAGCCTGCACAGCCATTCATGTACCAGGGAGCAAAGAAGACTGAAAAGAAAGCAGTAAAAGATGCTGGTATTGTAATCAGCCAGTTAATTGAAAAGGATTAAAAACATATGATCAACATTAAAGATAAAGTATATAAGGCTCTGACAGATGAAGGACTTGAAGTCACTGATATCTATCCTAAGGACTGGGCTAAGCTTCCAGCAGTTCAGTATGTTGAGGAAGATAACAGCGTGGCAGAATGGACGGATGACAAGGAGCAGACATCACATGTCCTTTACAGAATCGAAATCTGGGATACTAAGAGTACATCGGTTACAGCCTTGAAAGTTGATAAGGCATTATCAGCAATGGGGCTAAAGAGAGTATTATGCAAAGATATTGATGATGCATCAGGACTAAGACACAAAAAAATGAGTTATGAAGCATATTATGATAGTGAATACATCTATCATGGTATGTAACTGATAAGGAGGAATTTTATAATGCTAGCAAATGGCGCTAAATTATCTTATGACAAGACAAACAAAGGAACTTCTTTCACTGACCTTCCAGGGTTGAAGAAGATTCCTGACATGGGTATTGAAAAAGAAAAGGTTGAAAACTCTTCACTTGACGATACAGTTAAAGTCTATGAATTTGGTATTGGAGACCCTGGAGATCTAGAATATACATTCAAGTATGACAACAGTAAAGAAACATCTTCGTACAGATTAATGAGAGAACTAGAAAAATCAGGAGCTACCGCAATGTTCAAGGAAACATTGAAGGACGGCACTGCAACTACATTCTCAGGACAGGTTACTGTTAAGAGAGCGGGTGGTGGTGTTAATGATGCTATTGAATTCACAATTTCAATCGCATTACAATCTGAACTCACTGTTACTGATCCAGTAGCAGCATAGAAAGGAAGATATAGATAAATGACAGTAAAAGCAAAAAGAAAACCCTTCATCATTTGGAAGATTGGGGAAGAAGAATATAAATTGAAACTTACAACAGGAGAAATCTCAAGACTAGAACAGATGTATGGTGGAAGTCTTATCAATCTTCTCAATACAGAAACAGGCATGACACCATTATGCACTATGTTGGACATCGTTCATGGTGGTCTTCAGAAATTCAACAGCAACATCGACAGAAACGATGTAAATGATATGTTTGACAGATACATCGATGAAGGAGGCTCACAGACTGAGTTCCTCAGTGATATTCTAATTCCATTGTTCCAGGTATCGGGTTTTTTCTCTGGGGCTCTCGAAACGAAAATGGAAAAGGAAATGGCGGAAGCCAAGAAGAATCTCTAGAAGATATCCTGATTACAGATTACATATACAAGGCGGTCTATGATCCAGCGCTTGATGCTGGAGTAGACCCCTTTTCATTTTGGAATTATTCGTTAGATGAGCTATACGATATTATTTCAGCACATGAAAGAAAGAAAAAAGAAATGGTGCGACAGGAAGCGATATCTCTTCAGATACAGGCCTTTCAGATAAGGGATTGTATCGCCACTGTCCTTAATGGCAAGGATGATTCATTCACTCCTACACAATTGTGGGACTTCTATCCTTCACTTTTTGAAGAGGATAGGAAAGAGTTTGAAAAAGAGAAGGAAAGAAAAGAGGTCGCAAGCGCTAGATCTTCTCGTATTGCCTTCAGTAGAAGACATAATGAAGCACTAAGAAAAAGAAAGGCGGTGATGCAGAATGACGGTAGAGGAACTGCAGATAGTAATATCTGCACAGACGAAATCAGCGAAATCAGAACTGAACAGCGTGAAGAATGAAGTCACCGGCCTAAAGAATCATGTTGATAAGGTTACAGGTTCAATTGGCAATTCATTTAAGAGTATTCGCAATATTGTGGCGGGTCTTGGTATTGCTTCTCTGATTAAATCAACGATATTAGGTAATATTGATGCTGCAATCAAGAGAGTTGATACTCTTAGCAATTATAGCCGTGTGATGTCGAATCTAGGCGTTGGCAGTGTTCAAGCGAATGCATCGATACAGAAACTAAGCAATAAGCTTATTGGACTTCCAACAACCCTAGACGATGCATCAGGCGCAGTACAGAGATTTACATCAGTGAACAGTAACATCTCTAGATCAACAGATATGTTCCTTGCACTAAATAATGCTATTCTAGCCGGCGGTGCAAGTTCCGAGATACAGAAATCAGCCTTAGAACAGTTGTCACAGTCATATGCTAAGGGTAAACCCGATATGTTTGAATGGCGTTCAGCGATGACTGCAATGCCTGCACAGATGAAACAGGTGGCTGAGGCCATGGGCTTTGTCAATGCTTCTGCACTAGGCGAGGCATTAAGAAATGGAACGGTATCAATGGACCAGTTCATGGATACAATTATGAAGTTAAATACACAGGGCATTAACGGCTATCAGTCATTCGAGGAACAGGCAAGAAATGCAACAGGTGGAATTGCTACATCAATCGCTAATATGAGAACAGCTATTGTTAGATGTATGTCAGATGTAATGAACACAATTGGACAGTCTAATATTGCTGGATTCTTTACCAATATTGCAAAGGCAATTAATTCCTGCGTCCCATATGTTGTTGCATTCACTAAAGTTGTTATGGTTGCCGTTGGGTATCTGACGGCACTGTTTGGCGGCAAGTCAAAGAAGTTGAGTTCTTCTTTTGGCGGAGTGTCAAACAATGCTAAGAAGGCAGCAGGAAACACAGGGGCTCTTGCAAAGAAAATGAACGATGCTTCCGACAGTTCACAGAAGCTTTCTAAAGGCGCAAGTGGAACAGGAAGCGGATTAAAAAAGGCAGCAGGTAATGCTTCCAAGCTCAAGAAGGAATTGAATGGAGCTCTTGCTGGATTCGATGCAATCAATAACATCAATTCAAGCAATGGTTCAAGTGATCCGTCTTCAGGTGACTCAGGTGGCTCAGGCGGTGCTGGTGGTTCCGGTGGCATTGGTGATATAGGAAGCATAGGTGCTGATGCGTTTGATACTGGAAGTATGACTGCACCACTCGAAGAAGTAGACAAGCAGTTAGAAGAAATCAAGAAGAAGGTTGCTGAATTCTTTCAGCCTTTAAAGCAGTCATGGGATAAGTTTGGAGCGCCGATGATTGCAGCTGCAGTATATGCATTCAATGGCGTCAAGAACCTTCTTATGGAAATCGGCAAGTCAATGTACACGGTGTGGGAAAACGGCACGGGTGCAAAGACTGTCGAACTGATATTGAAGATATTCACTAACATCTTCAAGATAATTGGCAATATCTCTCAAGGATTGGCCGATGCATGGAACACTGCAGGCCTAGGTGATTCAATCATCCAGCATTTATGGAATATATTTAACTCTATATTGAAGATCATCAATGAGATTCTGAAAATGGTGAGGGATATCACAAAAGCCATTGACTGGACTGTTGTATTAGGTGCAGTGAATGTGGTTCTTGGTATCATTGATGGGCTATTCTCTTTCATAGCAGATAATGTAGGTCTTATTCTTGGCATACTTTCAGCTATTGCGGGATTATCATTATTTTCTACTCTTGCCGGAATTCTTGGCACTGTCATCACACAGATACAGATTGCAGTGGGAGTATTTTCAGGTTGGGCATCACTTGCAACTGCATTGAGCGGTGTGTTCGGAATTCTTCCACAGATATTCGCATCTATTGTAATGGCTGTGAATCCTGTAAATGTCATCATAGGGGCAGTCATTGCTACAGTTGTAGATTTATGGCAGAAGAGTAAGAGTTTCAGAGATGACATAGTAAGCATTCTAGGAAATATCGCCACTATTGTTCAGAAGGTGTTTATGAATATTGTTGCACCTGTTATCAGTACAGTAGCAGGCATCATTAAAGATTTTGTGAATATGGTGCTAAAACCACTGTGGAATGTATGGGAAACAGTTTTTAAGGATATCATGGGAATTGTTAGTGATTTATTAAAATTTGTAACACCGATTTTTAGTACAATTCTTGATATTTTAGGGCCAGTCTTCCAGTTATCACTAACACATCTTCAAGGCACATTTAGAATTGTGTTCGCAGCAATTGGAGGTATTATCCAGGGCGCAGGTGCAGTAATTCACACTGTTGTTGATGGTATCAGAGGATTCTTTAATGGATTAGGAACTTGGATGGAAGGAACTTTCGGTTTCAAATGGAAGAATGTGTTTGAAACGGTTAAGAATGTCGTCAAGGTGTTCAGAGACTACATGGGTCCTATCATCAATTCCGTACAGGTTATTTTCATGGGTCTAGCTAACTTCATCGGTGGCGTGTTCTCAGGCAATTGGAGGAGAGCATGGCTTGGTGTTAAGCAGATATTTGAGGGCATTGTTTCCGGATTAGGACACATCTTCAAGGCTCCATTGAATTTTATGATTGATGGAATTAACAAATTCTTAAGTGGTATCGGCAAGATAAAGATTCCTGATTGGGTTCCTGGTGTCGGTGGAAAAGGATTCTCAATTCCTAGGATTCCTAGACTCGCAAAAGGTGGTATCGTAAGTGCATCCACTATTGCCAATATTGGTGAAGCAGGAACAGAAGCAGTAATACCATTACAGAGAAACACACAGGGACTTGATATGATTGCTGAAAAGATTTCAGAAAGATTATCACTTTCTCAGAATGACGGCACAGGCGCTACCTACGTCATTAAATTGGTACTTGATGATGGCAGAGTAATCACTAAGATGGTGATTGACAATATTAAGGACTATGAAGCACGCACAGGCAAGCCTGTATTTGACTATTAGGAGGTGGAATAAATGGCAGATGAAGCGAAAATCAAGATAAACGGAACACTTATTCCGACTCCTTCAGATATCAGCGTAGAAATCAATGATTTAGATTCGGATAGTGTCAGACCTGTCTCAACAGGCATCTTAAGAAGAAATAGAATACGTTCTAACATGCTTAAGATTACATGTACATATAAGTTGAATACATTCACAGATGTAATGAATATTCTGAAGGTACTCACTCCGGCAGAGTTCACGGCAGAACTCTACATTCCTGATCATGGTATCAGAGGAACCAAGAAGATGTATGCTTCAAATAAGAAGTACAATTATAAGAGAGTGCAGTCTGGTCTAAAGGCAGATTCATTCTCTTTCTCTCTGATTGAGGTGTGATTATATGCTTATAAAATATGGAGAGACAAATGTAACGGACAGACTTCTTGATTATAAGATGTCTGTCTCTTTTGCTGACTGCCGTATGATAGGCAACGTGCCATCAATTGAACTGACAATGAAGTTCGATAATTATGACGGCATTCTTGACAATATCGACATCAGCAAGTACTGGGAAGTCAAGGAGAATGATGCATCTGATACAAGATACTTCAAGGTGTATGATCAGCCGGAGAAGTACACCAAGGAACTCACTCTTAAGATGTACGACAACAACTATTCTCTTGACAAGGCATACGATACTAAACTGTCTTATCCTGTCACTATAAAAGACCAGCTAGACGAGATTGAAAATCTGACTGGTCTTTCTATTATTCGTGAAGGAATACCGCAGTACGTTCTTGATAAGAGCGTATCATGGTACGATAACACGATTGTAATAAGAGACTATCTCGGATGGATTGCGGAACTGTTTGCAGCAAATGTCTATGCAGAGGGAATTGATTCTATTAGGTTTGTACCAATTGAAAAGAGCGCCTTTGCTGCTACACAGGATTTAACAGACTATGAGAAGAATGAGGTGTATACACTCACAAGAGTATATGCTGAAAATGGTCTCAATCCTCTTTCTAAAGGTGACGAGACAGGAAATACTCTGTTTATTGATTCAGCTAATCTATATGCAGATGAACAGATCATCATAGACAGCATCTACGACAGACTTAAGGGATTGACTTTCAATCAGGTGAAGAATGTCACGATGATATCAATTGACAACCTTCTTCCTGGGGCTCTTGTCAATTATAACAGTAATGAATTCACTTTCTTTGTATCGGATCTAACTGTCAATTACAAGGGTGGACAGTTCTCTATGTCTACAGTTGATGGCAGTGTTACAACAAAGAACGAAGAAAAGACAGTGAAACGTGTATCTAATACAACACGAATCAGAAAGCTGCAGGTCCAGCAGGACCAGGAATCATTGAAACTGGATATTATTGCTAAGGAACAGGAAGGCATCAATGACAAGATGGCTCAATTAAGCCTGTCTAACGAGAAGATATCACTAAGAGTTTCAGAAGTTGAAGAAAAGGCTGGAGAAGCAATCAAACAGGCACAGGGCTCTGTTAAGAAATTCGTATGCGAATATGCTAGTTCAACAGATGGAGCGATTCCGCCGGAAACAGGGTGGTCAGAGACTGCACCGACATGGCGTCCTGGATTCTATATATGGCAGAGAACAGCCACGACGATCAATAACACTGTCACATACAGTACACCAGTATGTATCACAGGCGCTAAAGGCGAGGATTCAATACTATTATGCATAGAATCGTCGAATGGCACGACATTCAAGAACAGTGATGTGGCAACTATATTCACAGTGAACATCTATGTGGGTGGAGTAGTGATTGATAACTCTTCAAAACTGAGAGAAACATTTGGAGATAATGCCTATCTGCAGTGGTTCATTAAAAGGCATGGAGAGACAGAATTCAGCAAGATTCCGTTAGATGATTCAAGACTCAACGATAACGGGTTCATGTTTACTATTTCAGCAAAAGACATTAAATTCAAGGCAGTATTCAACTGCGAATTAAACATTTAGGAGGAAAATTATGGCAATTAAAGCGGTCAATCAGATTGACGTTATCGACTTAACCGATGGTTATTCGGTTGTATTAACTAATGACAACTATACATTCTTAGGTACTACTACTTCTGTAAACGGCACACAGACAACTACTACACAGGTAATGGCATTATGTGGTAGTGAACAGGTTCCATGCACAGTAGGAACTATCACATGTCCTACAGGAATTTCAGCAGTGTCTGACGGTAAGTCACCAATGCCAACAATTACAGTTACTGCAACATCTGCATTAACTAAGAGTGGTACTATTACTATCCCTATCGTCGTTGATGGTGATATCACAATCAACAAGACATTCAGTTACTCAATCGCATTCAAGGGGCAGACAGGTCAGAATGGTACCAGCGTTACTGTGAGTTCGACTTCTGTAACTTACCAGGTTGGTACAAGTGGTACTACTAAGCCGACAGGAGAATGGAGTACTACTGTTCCGAGCGTACCGAATGGACAGTTCTTGTGGACTAAGACAGTAGTTAAGTACTCTGACGGCAAATCTACAGAAGCGTATTCTGTCTCTTACAAGGGTACTAACGGCTCTAACGGTTCAAATGGTACAAGTGTTACTGTTAGTTCAACATCAGTTACTTACCAGGTTAGTACAAGTGGTACGACTACTCCGACAGGAACATGGAGCACTACAGTACCAAGCGTACCGAACGGCCAGTATCTATGGACTAAGACAGTCGTTGTGTATTCAGATGGTAAGTCCACTGAATCATATTCTGTATCCTACAAAGGTACGAACGGAACGGATGGAAAAGATGGCTTAGACGCTATCACAATGGCGATCACTTCAAGCGGTGGAACAATCTTCAAGAACACTGCTATTGCCACAACTTTAACTGCTCATGTTTATAAGGGCGGAGTTGAAGTGACAGGCTCTGCATTATCTGCATTAGGAACTATCAAGTGGTACAAAGATGGTGGAACTACTGCCGTAGCAACAGGAGCAACTTATACAAGCGGTGCTGGTGATGTCTCAAAC